TGTTACTTGCCCAATCCATCACCTTATATGGAAAGAAATTACACCTATGAACAGATGTTATCAATTTAGAACCAAGGCGCAACGCCTTTTTTCTCATATTGTCGAACCCAATAATCAACATCAGCAGGACTTTGAACACCTTTAGAAGAAATAAATCTTTCAAGGCCTTTACTGTAAGAATTTTCAGTAATTAAGTCTCTGAAGAAATTAACAATTTTATTAAACATTTTATCCACCCTAGTAGTAACGATATTAGTATTTATACTAACTTATGTTGCAACGCACAAAAAGAAAGAAAATTATGATTACACCATTAAAAGACCGAGTTATCATTGAGTTGATCCAAAAAGAAACCGTAACAGCAAGTGGTATTGTCCTGTCCAGTGCCGATCCAGCAGAAGCAAATCGTGGTAAAGTTATTGCGGTTGGCCAAGAAGTACTTGACGTGGTAGTAGGAGATGTTATACTTGCTAACTGGAATAAAGCAACCAAATCAAAGGTAGACCAAGATGAGTTTTACATTATTAAAGAAGAAGATATCATTGCTGTTTTCGAGGATTAATTACTGGTTTTCCAGCGCCTCCGAAACCTCCTGTACCAGAGACTGTAACCAAGGACGTAACTGCACATGCAAGTAATTCCGCATACACCGCATAAACCCTTGGTGACCAGAACACCCTTTGACCAAATGAGTAACCTAAGCAACCTAGACCGCCTCAAAGAAGCCCTAGAAAAAGACAAACCAGAGTCTCAGTTATTCCAAGAGGAATGCAAAGAACTCAAGTTGAAGGTCAAACGAGCGGTTTCTACGTTATTTACTGATTTTCGTTTTGGTGTCCGGGAACAAATGTCAATACAATTGATTCTCTCTGGAGGTTCCATATCGTCCTTATACCATGGAGAAAACGTAAAGGACTATGACTTCTGGTGCAGGGATTCCAAAGACATTCATCCGTTGACCATTATTCTCAGAGATGAGGCCAAAGATATTATAATGGATGATACTGGTCCCGAATACGGTGATATCTTTGAAGCAACTGGTTTCCATGAATCACCTAATGCCATCACTCTCAAGAACCGAATGCAATTGATAACACTTTCGGATTATGAGAGGGCACGTAGTGTTTTTGATTTCATTCATTGTATGCCATACTATGACCTACACAGTGACCGGTTGTATATCTCGATGGAACAATGGAGACTTATCAAGAGTAAGAGATTGGTTCGACAGCACTTGACCATAGAACCTTCTAGTCACCGTGTAGCGAAATATAAAGAGAGAGGATGGAAAATATGAGTATAGTATATGATCCAAATTCCTATACTGCACCAAACGGAATATCGGGTACTGTTATTGGACCTCTTACAGTCAATAGTAATTATGATTCAGGATTAAATTTTCAGAGCGTTCGTGGTGAAATGGTGGCGGTTCAAATGTCCATTGGTAGTAGTCTACTTGAAGATAATCTAATTGACAAAGATAAGATTAAGCATGAATTGGCCTTGGAACTTGCACACAAATTATTGTCTGGTAAGTATATTGAATTTACTCAACGAACTGACTTTGCAACAGATAATAAGCTTATTACTGCAAGATTATTTGTTACTCCCGATAGTCAGACCCAAGTGATTAGAAAGGTCCAGGAGAAGTCATGAACATCCTACTGGTCGGTGTAAATTCACTGAACCTTTTCTCCTTTATGATTGGTATGTTCTTTGCGGCAACCATGTGGCGTGCAAGGGCACTAATCTTTGTAGTGGTATACTTCATGGCACTTGCTGGTTACTACTGGTGGAAATCTGGAGCCGTATGATTACCTCCAAAGACATTGAGTATTATACTAAGACCTATGTGTGTATGCATGGTCCTGTAGATTCACAGGAGAAACTTGTGAACATGCTCAATTGGGTGGATAAGATGAGAAGTATTCCAGAAGACCGTAGAAGAAAAATTTTAACCATTAAGAACCGTAAGTAATATGGCAACTAAACAGAAACAGACCTATAATAATACTTCCGGTGGTTTCAAGACCACCAAGTATACCGACAAAAAGACTGGTACCTCTAAGGTCATCACTGAGAGACTGAAACCTTCCCAACCCAAAAAGAAATGAACGAGAAATACTACGTTATCGCTGGTAACTATGCTGAGTACCAAGTCTTCTCTAGAAAAAAGTGTGGAGAATTCGGGGGCAGTTTATCTTTATCCAATTTTGTCTATGTGCAGAATAAAGAAAGTACTATAGGTGTAAGAAACCCCACAGGATGGTTAGTGGGTACCTGGAGAGAAAGACCAGATATCAGAGATGTTATCTATCATTTGTTGTTAAGGTCCGGGCTTGACGGTTCCGGTACCAACAAAACCCTGAAAAAAATTCTGGATGAATTAAATGAACAACACACCCTCAACCACAAAATTTAATCGTGACTCCTACTATGTCTTAACGGTTACTATGACCAAGGTAAGCTTTAAGATATTCTGTAGGGGTTACGACATTAAATCATGGATGGCCTTCCAAGAATCTGTGAATGCAAAGTATGAGTGGGAGGAGACAACCAGAGAAGCATACGAGAAACATTGCTTGCAACCACTGGAAGACGAGGGTCCTGGAGAAAAACCGGTCCGAGAAAAAAATCCTAGGACAAAAAACCCGGAGGGTAAAAGAGTGGAAATGCAGTTTTCGTCCTTAGAGGATTTTTTTGTTTCCGAGAAAAAACCTAGGAGAAAGAAAGTATAATGTTGGCATATAAAAAGAAACCATATGAAGAAGAATATACTTTAGAATATTTGAATGGTATTAAAAAAACCCGAAAGCAAGCATCTTTTGATGGAGACCGACATTATTTTTCAGGAGATTTGTGCAAGAGTAATCATTTATCTTTACGGTATGTTTCATCCAATCGTTGCATCAAATGTTGGCAAGAAAGTAAAGTAAACAGAACACAACACATTTCAAACATACAGAAAAAATATTATCAAAAAAACAAAGAACTTTATAGAAAACATAGAGAAACTAATATCGAGTATCATTTATGGCTTGCGGCCAAACATCGGGCGAAAAGAAAGAATCTCGAATTCGACATAGAAGCTTCGGATATAAAGATACCTGAAAAATGTCCAGTTTTTGGTGTCAATATAGACATAATGGAATCAAAAAGAACATATTCACCATCTATTGATAGATTCGATAACACTAAAGGATATACCAAAAATAATATTCGAGTAATTTCGACAAAAGCCAATAAACTTAAAAATAATGCAACTTTGCAAGAATTGAAACAAATTATAAGTTATATGGAAAAAAGCGAAAATAATTGAAATCCGGTCCTGGAAAAATTTTAAGGATTAAAAATAGTAAATTTCGAATTTTTGTCCCGGACCGGAAAAAATAAAATAGGCGATTTATTAGTTTGACCTGGTGGTGAAATTTTCTAACACGGCCGCCACCAAAACCCCGCAACGGCCCCAGCACTGTCTCCGGGGGCTGCCGTGAGGCCTCTGAGGGGCTTGCCTGGCCCCTGTGATTATGTTATAATGGTCCTATTTTCTCTCCGGTATTACCCTCCGATTAACTACTGATTTTCCCATTCTATATTCCAATAATACCAGCGCCTCTTCCTTATTACCCAGTAAATGCATTACCATTAGTTTGAACCGATTATCCATGCCATTATCCATATTATACTCCTGCCCTGTTCAATTTTGATTCCGTATGCTTGGCCAAATCAGAGATAATCTGGTGCTGTTTAGTAACCGGCATATCAGCTATGAGGTTATTCAATAATGACTGGATATACCCTAAGGTGTAATGTGCATTATCGGTGCGGTCATAACCACGATTATCATTCATTATCCGGATGGATTCTATGAGGTCATTGGTTACTGTGTTTACATCATTATAGGTGAAACGTACTTTTTTAGACATAATGGTTCCTTATAGTATATAAAACTTGAATGCGATAATGCAGATAATGAGAATGGATAATACTAGCATTAGTAACCTTTATAATAAGCCACGATAATAGCAGGACCAATCATACAGGCGAGAATCACTGCGGAGGAGATAATGTCTTGGATGAGTTTCATTGTGGTACCTTTGTTCGTTTAGTATGGATGAATTATAACCGATCCATGGCCGATCGGCAACCATCTCAGGAATTCTCGACCGGACTGCTGGAGTATTCTAGAGGGGCTTGCCGGGGTTCTTGGTTCTGGTATAATAGGATCTAGATTCGAAGCAAAGCGGGATGGACACGGAGGCTGCCTGAGAGAAACCCGGAAAAAACCTCGTTTGGACCATTATAACATAGAATCCACGGCGGTGTCAACCAGTAAATTTTCGGTAATGTTGCGAAAAAACAACGGAAAACCTCTGAAAATGCTTGCCAACCTTCGGAAAATTTTGGCGGAATCGCGGTAAGACACTAAGTCCCAATGTTATCCACAGGTTCCGATTGATTCCGAAAGACTTATTCACAGGTTATCCACAGCCTGCGACTAATGTTGCGTAGGAACAACACTATGTTGTTTCCATACAACAAAATCTAATAACACTACAATCCGGTCAACTATCGATTGACATTCGGAAGGACTTCAGTTATAATAACATCATTGTTTCAGAGACTGATTCTATTATTATCTCTGATTATCTACTGATTATCTCTATAATAGAAAGTTTATATTATGACGACATTATCCTCTCTTGAATCCCAATTAGCGGAACTTAATCGGTTAATCTTTGAAACTAAATGCAATAATACTATTCAACCTGATTATCAGCCGATTAACCTCTCATTATCGGAAGTTAATGTTATCCATAAGCATTCCGAATCCAATTTGATTATCTCGGAACAGGCTCATATTGATTTTCTATTATCTGGTAAACGGATTACTGTTATTAAGCCTAAACGTAATCGTGCATTTTCCAAAAAGTATTTTGGTATTTGAGGAGTGATTATGAATAAGATTATGATGAATGAAAAGAAACCATTATCACTTGATTATGGTTCTTATAATCAAATTTATACCGACATGACGGAATTATATTTGGTTCCATTTTCTTATGATAATGGCGGTTATAATAATCTCCATGAGCCAAACTATAATCTATCCGATAATGAAGTGATATTCAAACATAATATCATGGAAAAGATTATGCGTGTTTTGGTTGATAATGGTTGGAAACTGGGTAATATCAATTTTACCAGTATGACATTGACGATATTGAAGTGAAAGGCATATTATGCGGTTAATGAGTATGAATGAAGCGATGAGAATAGTATCCGATTTTGGTCGTGATTATGGTTCGGTTAGTTTATTTGACGCCGTTGGTGATATGGAAGATAATCGAGATAATCTATTACCGCACCAGATAATGGCTATGGATATTGTAATCGGTGAATATGAATTGGTTCCACGCTGTGAATTTGATATTTGACATTATCATATTGGTGATATTCGGTATCGAGGTACTGAATATTATTATAATGTGTTTACTTAATGGTCGGACATATTATAGGAAATAATAATGATTAACCCGCATGGATTATCCCAGCGGGTTTTTCAGGTGAAAGGGTTGGTTGAGGTGTTGTTTCCATGCAACAAATAGTCCAGTGTTCCGGTCAACTACTAAAAAAAAGTTGACGGATTCCTTGGTTCTGGTATAATAACCACATTGATTCGGTACTTTGATTGTAAATTTTAAAGGAATATATTATGCACTTATTATCTACTGGTAATCCAAAAACGCTTAAAGGTATGTCACAAGGTTATAATACCTATATTCTCCATTTGGCTCCTTATACATTATCTGGCCACAATACTTGTGCAAAAGCTACGGCTGGCTGTATTATCTCCTGCCTTAATACTGCCGGTCGTGGTGGTATGTTTAAAAAAGGTGAAAATACTAATACTATTCAAAAGGCCCGTATTCGCAAAACACAATTATTTTATAATAACCGTGATGAATTCTTTTCATTATTGATTAAAGATATTCTCTTAGCCATTAAACAATCAGAGAAAATCGGTTTAATTCCCGTTTTTCGTTTGAATGGTACCAGTGATATTGCTTTTGAGAAATATGGTTTCACATATAATGGTGTGTTTTATTCTAATATCTTTGAATTGTTTCCTAATGTCCAATTCTATGATTATACCAAGATTCTAGGTCGTAAAGTAAATGATATTAAGAATTATTCATTGACATTTTCTGCCGCTGATGGTAATGATATTGACGTATTAAATGCTATCAAGCAAGGTTATAATATCGCTACTGTATTTGGTATTAAGAAAACAAGCCCAATGCCTGATTATTATAATGGTTTACCAGTATTTAACGGTGATGAGTCCGATTTGCGTTTTCTTGATCCAAAAGGTGTTATCGTTGGTTTATATGCAAAAGGTAAAGCAAAAAAAGATAATACTGGCTTTGTAAAATATCCAACGATTATGTTACAGGCAGCATAATTAAATGGTTATAACCCCACGGATAATATCCCTGGGGTTTTTCTGATGAAAGGGTAGTTTTTTGATTATTTTGGATAAATAAAGGTGGGTATCACGGTCTTGCAGGACCTATACCCTCTAACCATTAGAACAATAATCAAAGGACTATTATGGCCAGCACACCAATTATATATTCAATCTATAAAGCCACTAATAAAATTGACGGCAAATCTTATATTGGATATACATCAAAACCATTTTCACAAAGAATCAAACAACATAAAGAACATTCAAAACAATTTAATTGGAAATTCTATAAGGCCATAAACAAATATGGTTGGGAATCATTTGAATGGTCTATTATATACCAATCATTAGATTTTGAACATTGTTTCAAAGAAATGGAATCTTATTTTATAAAAGAATATGATTCCTATTACACTGGATATAATGAAACAAAAGGTGGTGATGGTTTTGATTCGGAATTTGCAGTTAATAGAAATAAAAGGGCTTGGTCGGATCCAAATTCAAAATTCAATAGTTCCGAATACAGAAATTTGATATCCGAAAGAAATAGAAAATTCAAATCAAAAGAGTATTTGGTAACCAATCCAAATGGTGAAACTATTAGAATTTTCAATTTAAGGCAATTTTGTAGAGATAACAATTTAGTGCAGACTAAAATGGTTGCCTTGGCTAGTAAAAGATTAGAAACATATAAAGGGTGGAATTGCATAAAAATTGAAACTGTTGCCGAAAAGCAACACTGCCAGGAAAGTCCTTGACATTCCTAAGATTCCGTGTTATAATTGTATTTTGATTGATTGATAAAGGTAGATATTATGTCAGTTTCTCGCACCAAGATGGTTTTGGATTTGGTTAATAGTGAAATGCAAATGGTCCGTGGTATGAGTATGGATGAAATGGACTCATACGTTGAATCATTATTGACTCGCATTATCAACGGTTTGCCTGATAATGAATTGACTGAAAATTATAATGAATATCTTTTCACGATTGAGGAATAATATGAAATTGCGTGCCATTGTAAATGGTGTTTCATTTTACACCAATACCACAGCCATTAAAAAACGCAAAGTTGGTGATTTTGATTTGGTCAATGCTGCATTATATTACGCATTAGAGTTAAAAGGTACTCATGCAGGTATAGGTACCACGGTGCATTATTATGACCACCAAATGAAAAAACACACATTTGATGTTCAATTAAGTGAGGTA